TTAGTCAAGAGCAGTTGGTTGCATTGGGCGAGGATCGTCCCTATCTAATGGACTTACTCAAAAAAAGTGGATACCATGTATATTACAACACACATCCATACCAGAAAGATAAATCAGATTTTAATACTTGCGGGCGTTGGTGTGTAGCTCGGCTTATCTGTAAAGATATGACGAATCAGCAATTTTACAACATAGCAACAAAGAGCGGACACAGTCCCGACGACTGGGTAAGCCAATTCACATATGATATGTTGGGTAAATAAAATATCACTCATCATTATAGAAAATGTCTTCCAGCATCACATTCAGCGGCACACCTGATACTGACGGCGACCCAGAGTACGTCTATTACAATGCCCTCATTTCTAATACGCGCACATCAGCATTGGCTACGGTTGATCCTCCTGCAAGATTCCAAGAAACTCGTGGTGCGCCTATTATTCAAGACGCAAGTAAGTATCTTTTTTCAATAGTCCGAGCGAACATGAATGGCTGTGGTAAGGACTTACCTATATTCATTCCGACTATTCGCCAAGGTGCTTCTAATCCGGGACTGAATGTGGATTTGACTATTTATAGCGTCACACAGTCACTTCAAGCCACTTACACGGTGGCGGGCAACCCCTATGTCAGCCCAACGTTCATATCAACTCAGCCTCTTATTTGGGTGACGGAAGTCGATGATAATTCTCTTGCACCAACCCCTCAGTCCAGCACAACACAAACTGGTCAAGATGTTAGCACTCTGTATTACTTTACCTATACTTACAGCCATTGGTTAAGTTGTGTGAATACTGCTTTTACTGCTGTTCTGGCGGATCTCCAATCCCAGTTCAACGTATGGTGGTTAGCGAATGTTCCCGGCGCACCCCCAACTCTGGGGACGGTTGCGACAGTAATGACTTACAACCCAACCACAAATCTTTTTTCAATCTATGCGAGCCAATACTCCTTCGGTGGGGTCAATGCATCATCCTTCGGCGGGGCTTCTGCTGAAGCTTCTAAGTTGTTTTTCAACTCAAACATGTATGGGCTGTTTAACAACTTTGATGCGCAGGCGGTCAATCTATCCTCCGAGCGGGCTTATGAAATTATTATCCGCAGTATACTCTTCCAGAATATTTTGGCTGTTGCTGTTACTGGCAAGTCATACTGGATAATGGTCCAAGACTACGAGTCTACCAGCACCCTCTGGTCGCCCATTGAGTCCATTGTTTTTACCAGTACAATGATGCCGCTCGTTTTTGAGCAGACGGGTGACCCGGTTAAATATGGCGATAGCACGGTGGGCATTGTGAATAATACGCAGTTGGCTTTCTCCCCGATCATTACGGACATCGCCCTCACAAATGAGAGTGCCTCGGACTACCGCGGGTTCGTGCAATACATACCCTCGGCGGAATACCGAATGGCTTCCTTCCAGCGCTCCAAGTCTGGTATCTCAAATATTGATGTCCAGATATTCTGGAAGAGTCGGCTGAACGGACAACTCTACCCGGTTCTCATGCCGAATGGGTCAAGCGTGTCCCTAAAGATGATGTTCCGGCGAACGACCCTTTAAAAATAATCTTCCTAATGAATATAGAACATGGCTACCGCAGACATCGCCAAGCAGTCAATTTTCGACGCACGCATTGTACAGAACGCTCCCCGCTATGCCGTTCAGAAAGGTTCCCTTTCGCTGACTAACGCTCCCTACAATGCTATCAGCGCAACCTCCTCCCAGCACACTTACCAGATAAACGTCCCATCGCAAAACGTTTTTGTTGATAGAGCGATTGAGTGGAGCGCTGGTGTAGATATTCAGTTCAACGTGGTAGTAGCGGAGGCTGCCGCATTGGCGAACGATGTCCCCATCGCAGTGTGGGGTCGCGATATGGCTCTCTGCGCCTTCCCCCTGAACTCTCTTATCGCCACCACAACATGCACCATCAACGACACGAGTATAACCATGAATACTGATACTGTCCTCTGGGAAGTTCTCCGACTTGCTGACTACCGCAAGAATCGTCTGAGCCGAACTTGCCCGACGATGTTAGATACGCTCAAGTCTTACGAGCCGGCTAACCAGTCCATCGTTTCTCCGCTGGCTGACTATCTCGCCCAGACTTCTCCCGACCAGCGCCCCAACGGTGCTTGGTTTGATATTGACTGGATCAACCCTAATAACGGCACTGTGCTTGCTGGCGGAACTGTTGCGGTTCCCCTAACATACGTCTTCAACAACGGTGCTGCTGATATCACCGTTCGCTTTGCTCGTGGTATCCCCGTATGCAACACGGCGGCGCAGGGCGGCAACCCCGCTGCGGGCTACCCGGTGGCGTGTCGCTTCCGCTCTACGGAGAAGTTGGTACTCTCTCCTTTTATTTTTGCTGACGCTGCTGAGTGGGAGACTGGTATTTTTGGCGTGAATAACATGCAAATCGTCCTTTCAATGAAGGCGGACATTCAGCGTGTGCTGCGCAACTGCTCTACGGCGGCTAAGCGCACTGTCCCCGGCGCATCTATTAAGTATCGCGTGTCGGCGGCGGGTTCGCCCTTCACCACACCGCGTGTCAACGTGCAGGTTTTGACTCCGTCGCTCGATCTCCCACTGCCCGCGAAGTCGGTCGTGCAGTATCTCGAGTATCCCCGTTACCTGCAGACAGTCGGTGACACTATCCCCGCTAACAGTTTTGTATCCGGTGTTCAGTCTCAGACCATCGTTCTCCCCCAGATCCCAGACATGCTGCTTGTTTACTGCAAGCCGAAATACGCAGACCTAACGCCTACTCAGGGCGACTGGTATCTGCCCATTAAGAAGATTAGCGTCAACTTCGACAATTTTGCTGGATTACTCTCGAGCCACACGCCGCAGCAATTGTATTCCATGGCGGTTCACAATGGTCTTGATATGGATTTTGACCAGTGGTCTGGTCTTGGTATGAGTTCTAAACTCGGTGCTACTAACATTGAGGCGGGCGCTGGCGCTGCTCCTTACCGTGTCCAGACTGTGGGCGGTTTCCTTGTGCTGCGCATGGGTGTTGATGTGACACTTCAGGCAGGTCAAGCGCCGGGATTAATTGGGAACTACACTCTACAGTACCAAGTTGAAGTCCACAACCCATCGGATACAGATGTCACGGGTGCTATTCTTTACACAATCGCGGTCAACTCAGGGTTCTTCGAAACTATGGCGGGCAGCAGCAGAATTGTGAAAGGTGTCCTCAGCGAGTCCGATATTATTAGCGCCGAGCCGGCTCCTGAGGTCACTCACGAGGGTCTGTCGCGCATGGTTGGTCACGGTTTTATGGATAAACTTGGCTCTTTCCTCACAAAGGCGAAGGATGTCTATGCCGCCACAAAGCCAGCGCTTTCTGGTCTCAAGGGACTCCTTCCTGAGTCGGGCTTACTCGGCAATGTGAAGAGCGGTATGTCGGCGGTAGGCTATGGTCGCGCGGGCGGTGGTCCTGCGGGCGGTGCGGGTGGTCCTGCAGGCGGGCGCAAGACGCTGTCGGCTCGCTTGATGTAAAATGTTTAACCAGTATAGAGTGTAGAAAATGTCACGAACTTCTAACTATGTGAATTATCCACTCTCCTTTTACTTCCAAGAGTAATTGTATCAGCACATAAAATGTGATGATACGATAGATAAAGAATGGCGTTGATTCCCGGCGAAGGCTCTACAATCCCCAATATTGGTAGTGGTATAGGTAGCGGTATTGATATAGTAACGACTTCTGGAGGCGTTGATTTGCTGTCAGCATTTTTAGTAGCTGGAACAAATGTGACGATAGTGCCGTCGGTCAGCAATAAGTCTATAACAATAAATGCTGCGCCCGGTGGCGGGGGCATTATTAGTGTAGATGCAGCCGCAGGAGCTGGTGTGACAACTACCACCACAGCAGCGCATGTTTCAATCACATCGGCTATAGTAGGCGGCACTGGTATTAGTGTTGTCCAGTCGCCGACCACAACTACGCTTACGATTAATAACGATCAGACAATTACAACGGCGACTGGGTGTGGTATCAGTGCTGTCGTGGCGGGCGACGCAACTGCTTTAAGTGCCAACCTCGTCGCAGGGGCGGGCGTTTCGGTCACACCCAGTGTTCTAAATACCAGCCAGACGATCGCGAATACTGGTGTGACATCACTCGCAGCCAGCGGGGCTGGAATATCTGTAAGCAGCCCAACGGGTGATGTGTCTGTTAGTAATACTGGCGTTACTTCCATTGTGGCTGGCACGGGTGTTGCTATATCGGGTGCAACGGGTGCTGTGACTATATCTACTACACCCGTAATATCACCAACCATTAAATTATCACGTGTAGGTGTTGTGGGGACTTCATCAGTAGCACCAGTCGCTGCAGGGACAACTGGTTATCAAGGGATAACAGTGTTGGCTGGAGCATTTAATAATGACATTATTGCTGGGACTTCACCCGACCCGAATGGTGTTTGGGTGGTGGATTTTAATCCAGTTGGTCTTCTACTGACTGGGTCATTTAACACTGGTGTGGTAAATATTGGGCTTGGTAATAGTACTGATGCTGGTATTTATTACAATACTTATCCAAACATCTCAACATTTGGCTCTCCACCCGCAACGGTTGCACCGAGAAGTGGGTCGTGCGCCCCTTTGATTGTGAAAGTGAGCGACCTCATTGCTACTTGCCCTACTATGGCTTCCGCATCTACACGCATATATTTCCAAAACACATCATCAGATGCTATGTGGATTCAGACTCTTCCCACTGCCATAAACTGCACGTATTATCCAAATGGGGTTCAGTGATTTAATTTAAATCTAATTCAATTATAAATGGACGTTGAGAAGGTTGCACCGTTTACTATATCACCGCTCGACGCTTGGCGTGGCACGGGTCAAGTAGCCAAGTCGCTGGGACTAACACGGCAGCGGTCGCTGGGAGCCAACGAAGACTATATTAAGCATGTTGCTACCATTACCCGAAGCATTAGCCCATGTCCGTGTAATAGTAAGGAATGCAACGAATATTATGAGAAGTCCATCAAGCAGCGTGAGCAGATTGAAACCTACCCCAGCGGCAAGTGAAATGTTGTAGGTTGTATGTTGTAGGTTGGTAATCCCAGCCGCCCAGAAATAATTTCAACACCGCCCCGGTTTTAAAATTATTTTTTGAATTTTTGATAAACGAACCTACAACATACAACCTACAACATTCTCGGATTACCATAGAATGCCGAGGGCTAGGTTGTTGGGACTGTACTTGTCCGCACGCCAGTTCCCTTTCATAGCCCCATGTGACTTATGAAAGGTGTTGCGTTTTACTGCAGCCTTCGCCTTATCCACCGCAGACCAGATGATGAAGTCACCGTTTCCAACAGCACCGAAGCGCTTCACCTTACCCTCTGGTGTGCAGATCATTAGTTTATGCTTATTAGTGTCGCTGAACTCAACGCTTTTAGGGTCGTATCCCGCACGCTTCGCCGCAGCTCGTGCGGTGTCCAAGTAACGCTTAGGGCTTAGTCCCGCTTTTTCTAACTGCTCTTTGAACCGGTCGAGGACACCCCCGCAGCCACAGCCGCAGTCACCGCCACCGCCGCACATACAGTCGTTGTGGTCACCGCCTGCTATAAGCGTCCGCAGGCGTGGTGGTATAGACACAGCCCCTCCTTTATTAGTTCGTAAATCTTCATCGTGTTTAGGGTTGCCGTCAAGGAATGAATAGACCCGTGCAGCCGCCCAAGCCTCCTTTGAAAGTTTAGCACTCATTGGCGCGTCCACATTTTTAACAAACGACCCCTTCAGCCTCACGCTTTTCGGTTGCGTTTTGTATGCACCAATTCCACGCTTATAGACTTCCATAATAATTTTCAGTGGAACTTTAGATATTTTTGATAGTTCTTTCATGCTGTGTGGGCGATCTTCCATGTCGTATTTTTTCAACACGTTCTCACGGTGCGTTTTACCGTTGCCGTCCAGATAGGACTTCTGCCCACTCAACTCCTTACCTATCTTCCAACCCTGCTTTACTATACCGGGCATCGGCACGATACTAGTCAGCACATCGCCCACAGTAGTCAGCCCCTTTAATATCTTACCGAATGGATTGGCATCAGTTAGTTTCTGATTGCGGCGCTGATGGCGGTCACCACACACGCCCATTGGAACCGTGTCCCGTCCAAGTTCCAAGTCTTCACGCACCGTGCATCTCACGTCTTGCTCTTCTGGATGTTCTTTGAGATATTCTGTGCGCTTTATATTTTCTTCTTTATTTTTAGCAACCGCCCCTGCTATGCGTTTCTCCTCGCCACCCATTTTTGCTGCGAACTCATCATATGACTGTCCCGCTGGATAAACCCCACGCGACTGGCGTTTCAAAAAAGACTCGCGATCAATCACACCGCCATCCAATACCATCATGCCGTTGAGACGCACACCACCCACCATCTTGGTGCTGCGCCCCTCTAACTTGCGCCGCCACCCCTTGGCTTCCGTTGCCTGACCGCGGGCTTCCTTGTGTAGGGTGGTCGCTATAGTATCCAGTAATTTTACCAAGTCATTATGCTCTTTAAAGAAGTCGGCTGGTTCCATCACTATCTTCTTGCCCTCGCCGTGTATCGCCACATCAGCCAGTGCGCCAAGATTAGTTGCGAACCGCGCGACCCCGCTGGTGTAACTTGGTACGCGCTTCAGTAACTGTTCGACATCCTGCATAACGAACTGGCGGGCTTCTGGACTATTAAGATTATTAGCATCCAGTAATAGATTAATATACATCTGGCAGTTATTAGTGAATGCGTCATATTTGAAGTAATCGGCACCGCCCTTGGTTTCGGCATTCTGCAAGAACTGCGATAGGGTGATGCAGCACGGCACCGCAATATCAAAGAAATTCATACCGGCTGTAGTCTTGAAGTCTTCATTGATACCAATGACTTCGTTCTTTTCAATCATAATGTTATGGTCGCCGTCGGGCATTCTAACTGTGGCAACGAGCGACAGATGATATAGTTTATCAAATGCTAAATCGCGTCGGGCAGGGTTCCATGCGCCCAACGTAATAATATTAATAGCACTGTTGATAAGTGAGCGAATAGGCTCTCGACGAATGCGAAGATTGGTTACGGTGCCACTGCCGTATCGGGCGATAGTATCGCGGGCTGATGGCGGATAGTTGTTGCGGATACCCTTGGACACCGCCACCACGCGATTAGTGATTGTGCCGATAGCATTGCTGACGGTCTTCTTTACTTTAGCGAATACATCTCCCAGCCATCCGCTGCCCTTCAGCACACAGTCGCATTTGCCGTTGTGTGTTATTAGTGAATAGGATCCGCCGTGGAATATCTCCCCACTGCGCTGCTTAGCATAGAGCGCCCGTTGCTGCGCCCTAGCTCGTGTCTTGGTTAGAGGCTTAACA